AGTCGCACAAGTTGTGATGAATAGGGTAAGAGATACACGATACCCTAACACAGTATGTGACGTAGTTAAGCAAGGTGCAACATACAAATGGAAGCCTGACTTTCCTATCAAGAATAGATGTCAATTCAGTTGGTACTGTGATGGCAAGAGTGACAAACCTAGAGAACATCAGGCATGGAGAACGGCTATGCACATTGCTAATGGTGTATACAATGGACACCTAGATGACTTTGTTGAGGGTGCTACACACTACCATGCTCACTATGTCAATCCTAGTTGGGCAGAGACAAAGACTTATGTAACAAGAATAGATGACCACATATTTTATAGGTGGGATATAGAAAGGAAAAAGAAATGAAGATACACAGAGTAGTACAAATGCTAGGAGCAACAACTAGCACAGGTAAATTAGCAGATGATATGTATAACTTAAACTATAAGGATTACTATTCAAAAGCAGAGGATAGGTACATACCTATATCACACATGGACTTTCAACATTTAGTCAGAGCATTCGTGAAACAGAATGACGAAGACGTTAGGACTGATACACAAGAAGGTAAGGTCAAGGAACTAAAGCAGTCTTTAGACTCATCACATAGAGCTTACAAGATGGGGTTTGAAAGGAATGGAAGACACATTGAAAAGATTAAAGAGCTTGAGTTAGAAAACCAACGTCTTGTCCAACAACTTGAGCATGATGAAACTGTAGTATCTAAGGAAGCCTATCAAGTCATGTGGGATAACTGCGAGAAGTTAAAGGAAGACTTGAAGAAGACAGATAACATTGTTGAAAACAATGATAAGATATATAAGAAGAACTTAGCAAAACTTCAAGATAAGTATGATGAGTTACGTAAAACCTATGCAGTATTGTTAGAAGATTACAACACAGATACAGGTAGAGGTATATGGAAAGAACGTTATGAGAAAGAGGTGGACAATGCAGAGTATTGGAAGGCTCAATACAGAATAGCCAATGACCTGTTACAACCTAAAGGGTGTGGCTATGTGTTCAGCGAGATACCTAATGACACAGATGGTCAAGAGTTTGTTGACAATATGAAGCAGTACTTCAACAAGAAGTCATACAAGATGAGGGTGCGAGGGCAGCACATCAAGCCTGAGTTAAAAGGTACAGGTGCTACATACTTTGGTCAGAACTTAAATGAGTCAACTCATATGAGAGTATATATAGATGCAAAGAAAGGAGAATAAGAATGGCTACAATAAATTTAACAGAGGGTACTCATGTATACAAATCACCTGAGAGAACCAAGCTAGAAGAAATACGTAAGGCATTGATTAAGTTAGCAGGTAATGATGTTGGCTCAATGCATAATTCAAATATGATTATTTTATTATGTAATCAATTAGCAGAAGTAGAAAGGGAGATATAATATGTGGCACAGAATAATAGCACACTTCGAGGAGAAGTATGGAGAGAGTACTAAGTATGACTTAGACTATGGTAAACTACTCATTATAGCATTGTGCATTTACATAGCAGTAAATGTATGAACTTACATGACCTAGTACACAAGTACTATTTGTCTAATGATTTCAATGTGTTAGCTGATAAAACTAAACATGATTATCAATATTGTGCAGGAGTTTTATTGGCTACTGAAGTTGATGGCAAAAGTTTGTCAGAAATAAGGCTGACTAAAATGACTGGTGCGATAGCAAGAAGAGGGTATGAGCAATGGCTTGGTCGTGGAATCTATCAGGCTAATGCTATTACATCTGTAGCACGTAAGGTATATTCTTTTGGAATGGAGATGGGTTATGCTGAGAGCAATCCGTTTGCTACCTACAAGAGGAAGACACCTCATGCACGTAATACTGTATGGACAAAAGACCAAGTGACACAGTTCTTAGACGTAGCTTATGCTGATTTTAAGTACAGAAACTTGGGATTGATAGTACAAATGTCCTATGAATGGTGTCAAAGGGTAGGCGATATGAGAATGTTACAGTTTTCTAACATAGATTTTGATAAATGTGTGTTAAATTTGCAACAGTCAAAGAGAAGAAGTGTAGTACACCTACCGATTTCTCTTGACTTATTGGAAATGCTTAACCATCAGAAGATGGATTATGGTTTTCAACCCTACGTTGTACCCTATCCTACTGTTATGAAGGGTAAATACTCACCATATACCATGCAAAGGCTATCAAAAGTAGCACGATTGGTCATAGAACAGGCAGGATTACCTGCTGACCTACGTATTTCTGACTTAAGAAGGACAGGAACTACAGAAATGGTGGAAGCAGGGGTGTCTATGGGTCAGATTATGTCCGTCACAGGTCATGCTAACCCTCAATCTGTGAAACCATACATGAAAAATACGTATGCTAGTGCAGAAAGTGCATTGACAATGCGAAATAATCATGGTACAAGCAAGTAAATGCCGACAAGGAGAGTGATATATGAATATAAATACATACATTAAAGACTTAGATATAGGAATAGGTGAGAGTAAACGACTCAACTGTCCTGTATGTAATAGTTACAAGACATTTACTGTGACTAATAACATGGGTCAGATGTTATGGAACTGTTACAAGCTATCATGTCAACTGTCAGGCTCTAAACGTATGCCTTTGTCAGCTAATGATATCAAGATGCATACACGTAATACAGAAAAGAATAATGAACCCTTCGTAATGCCTGAGTATATAGTGCCTTACGATAGGGAAAGTTTCTATGGTATAGCTAATGACAAGCTAATGTACGATGTGAAGGAACATAGAGTTGTGTTCCCTGTCATACACGAAGGCAGAGTTGTTGATGCCAATGGTAGGTCGTTAGGAAAACGAATACCTAAATGGAAACGATATGGAAAAAGTGACTTGCCTTTTGTCTCTGGACATGGTAAGGTCGCAGTAGTTGTTGAGGATTGTGTGAGTGCTTCAGTTATAGATAGTGAAGTATATGTTGGGGTAGCAGTATTGGGTACATCATTGTCCGAATCACATAAGAAGTATCTCTCACGATTCTCAACAGCAATAATAGCACTAGACCCTGATGCTCTACCCAAGACGATGACATTTGCAAAGGAACTAAGAGCCTACGTAAATGATGTCCGAGTGCTACGTTTGAAAGATGATTTGAAATATATGAAGGAAGATGATATAAGAAACTTAACTAACTTAACCCCAAAGGAGAACCAATATGGAACTATCCCTACTACGTAGCTTGATGAATCAAGAGTTTTATACCGACCATCGTGGCTCTAAATGTCCTGACAGACTATTTAGTAAAGATGCTAGGAAGTTAAAGCACACGATTGATTATGCTATGAACAAATATAAACGAGATGTAACACCTGATGAGGTGGAAGCATTGTTCATGGCGAACAATCCATCTATGACTACTGCACAGAAGCAGGGGTATAGTTCTCTGTTCAACACAGTAAAACGTGAGCAACCTATGGGTACTGACGTGGCACAAGATGTGTTGTCCAAGCTATTCCAACAGGTTATAGGAGAGGACATTGCCAATCTAGGTTTCGATTATGTCAATGGTGCAGAGAGAAGTCTCAAGCCATTACGTGACTTGCTAGATAAGTACAATGATAACTTCCTACCTGAAGTCAAGATAGAATGGGATGATATATCTTTTGATACCATCATGGCTAAACAATCTGTACAGATGAAGTGGACATTCAACATACCTGAGATGGCACGTAAGGTAGAAGGTGTAAATGCAGGATACCTTATCGAGGTAGGAGCTAGACCTAATACAGGTAAGACTTCTTTCCATGCATCTATGTTGGTAGGACCTAATGGTATGGCTAGGCAGGGTGCTAAGTGTGTAGTGTTATGTAACGAAGAGTCGTATGACAGAGTTGCTTTCAGATATATACAAGCATCGACAGGCTTTCCTAAAGAAAAGATACAGGCTAACATACAAGAAGCTAAGAGTATCTATCAAGACATAACCAAGAACGTCAAGATTAAAGACGTAAGTGGTGAGGACATGACATGGGTAGAGACTATGTGTAAGTCAGAGAGACCTGACATAGTTGTCCTTGACATGGGAGATAAGTTTGCTAGACAAGGTAGCTATTCTAGACCTGATGAGATGCTGAAAGCCAATGCTATATATGCTAGGCAGATAGCCAAGACGTATGGTTGTGCTGTATTCTACATGTCACAGTTGTCTGCTGAAGCAGAAGGTAGACAGGTTCTTAACCAAGCTATGATGGAAGGCTCACGTACAGGAAAAGCAGCTGAAGCTGACCTGATGTTACTGATAGGACAACCTGCTCAAGTAGAAGGGGTTGACGAACAGGCAACTTTAAGGCATATTAATGTTGTTAAGAATAAAGTAACAGGATGGCATGGAATGATTAATTGTAACCTTGATTATAGAATCGCAAGGTTCACAGCATAGAGGAGTAAGATATGAAA